TAATGATATAGGATAAAAGTATGTTATAAATAAGTGTTCAGTATATCCCAACAATAAATGCCCTTAATATTTTTTATATTCCTATATATAAGGCATGTGATAGTTTAATGCGACATTTTATAAAACTATAAAATACTGTATATTTTTAGGAATTTTATTACTAAATTTTGTAAAAAACATTACAATTGATTTTTGAAGTAGATTTAAGTATGTAGTGCTTTATTTTATTTGATATTTAATGAAAATTAAAACATAAGTGTAATATTTTGCCTTGCATTTGTATGCTTTAATCTAATCTAATAAAGTTATTTGTTTACTATCTTTAATATATTTATTATTATCTATAAAAACTTCTTGAACCACTTTATGCTTAGATTTTGCAGACAAACTATATCAAACCTTTTTAGTCTTTATAATATTAAAATCTTTGTATAAATTTATAACTTCTATATAGTTATTGTAGCTAACTAAAAAATTACCTTTTATTTTAGATAGAGTTCTTGCTAATAATTCATATTCTTTTTTTCAAAGCCACTAGTATTTTTATAGTAATCATCTGTGTTTGCATATAGTGGGTGGGAATAAAAAAGCTCGTTTTGTTATCATATTTTTTTATTAGTTTTTCAAAGTTCATATTTTTTATCATTACACATTGTAATCTTTTAGAGTGTTTAGAGAATGATTTATATATTTATGTTTTGTCTGAGGCATTGCTATATGGTTTTATACTGAGTCAAAGTCATACTAGATAAATATATCATAAACATTTTATGATTACCTTTTATGACTTTGTGCAAATTTATTAAATTGTCATTAATATCAATACTAAAGAAACTACAAATACTTCTATATAGCTTTTGTGATGTGGTATTGTTTTTTTATCCTGCACTAGGGGTGGCTTTAGCTTCTCCCCTTGTGTATGCTATTTCTTCTTTATTATTTTATTCTCTTCTATATATTCATCTGCAAGTATATCAGCTAAAGCTATTTTGTAAGCCTCAACCTTTTTATTGACTTTATCTACATAATCAGCTTTATCTATACCTAATTTATTTGACAATGTTTCTATTACAGGCATTTTTGATTTAGCGTCTTTGCCATAAAGTAAAGCTTCTTTCTCTTGCTCTTTCCATAATTCTAACAAAGTATCATCTTTAGGTTTTAAAGCTTCTCGTTTAGCTTGAAACCTTAAAGCTATTTGCTCTAATTTATTTTGCTTACTTGCTTCTTGCTCTTTCAGTTCAATAAATTCATTATTCTCATATTTCATACCTTGCTTAATGCTATCATCACATTCAACAAATAAGTTCTCACTCATTGTCTTTTCATCAAACTCTGGTTCAAACATAGATGACAATACAGCAACCACCATTAAAGTCGTCTTATTCACTTGTGCATATTTTTTATCCATTTTACTCTCCTGTTAATATTTCGTATTCAATCAAACAACATCCATCATTCCCTATATTTGCAATATTAGGGTAGTTCTCATGTGTAGAATTACCACCTGCCCCATATCCCTGACCTCGGCTTTGATGTTTTGGATAATTAGCTCCTACAAGAAGTCCGCCACCTCCTCCACCTTCTCCGTAACTCCCTGCAGTTCCTCCACCTTCTCCGCTACCTTGATTGCTTCCATAGTTAGAATAGCCTCCACCACCTCCAGGATTACCACCTCGTCCACCTTGTGAGTGTTGCCCATTTCCATTTATACCTATGATATTCCATTCATGAGATGAGCTGCTCCCACCAGCAAATCCACCTTCAAGACTAATAAAGCTACCAAAAGAGCTTAAGCTCCCATTATTGCCTCTAGCCGTTCCTTTAGTTCCACCCTTTCCGATAGTAATATTTACAGATTTAGCACTCGCTAAATTAATAAGCATTTTTTTCACAAAATACCCACTACCACCACCTCCGTAGCCATAGTTATACCCCGCTCCACCGCTAGCTCCACCACCTATCATAGAAATCATAACTTGACTATTTCGTATCCTGTTTGGCACATTCCAAATTTTAGTGCTTGTTATAATCTCTTGCACTTTTTTATATTCTGCTTTCTTACCGATTTTTTTTGAAACTTCATTTATTTTGTTAAAAGTTAAAATATCCATTATTTATTCTCCTTTAGAATTGTCTTAATCTTGCCATCAATAAAATAAGAAACTATATAAGTAATACTCTCACTAATAGCTCCTATAGTTTTGGCTTCGACATATTTAATGATATTATCATCATCATTATACTCTATACTAGAGTAAGCCATTACCCCATTTTTATACCCATTAATCCTAGATTTATTATCATAAGTAATATCCCTAAGCTCTCCACACCCTAAAGCACTATTAATAGCCGATACAGTATAAGTATTATTAGGATTAGTAGAAATATAATTGCTTAAATTAGCTTTCGTATCAGATATATAAGTATTGACATATGCGACAATACCACCATCTCCATTTACAAGCTCTAAAAGATAGCTTTTTGTATTTGTATTCATATTATTGATATATTCTTTAAGGGCTATAGCGATAGCACTTAATTTACCTGGTATATCCATAGCAGGAGTAGAGTTAAAAATATCTACTTTTTTTATAAAATCCCCATTTGTATATGTTTTAAATTTAAACATAAAATTCCTCCATTATTTTATTATCAAATTGTTCTAATGCTCTATAACCAATAACCACTTTTGCTTTGATATCCAAATTATCCATATCATTGTCTATTTTCTTATTAAAACAAGCCATTGTCTCACTAGCAAAGACTAAAGAGTCTTTATCTATATTTTCACTCAAAGATTTAATCTTTTTAAAAACCTCTTTTTTAAATCCATTAAATCCTTTAATTCCGTTAAGATGCTTTATACTCTCGCATAAAACATATACATCTTTAATATTTGGTGCATCTCTAGCTAGCACTAATGCACTATCAATCATATTTTTCTTTATTTCTATTTCATTTATGTAATCATCTAAATGCATTTATTCTCCTTTTTTTGAAATAGCAGTCATAAATACTGCACTTTTTTGAAGTAGCCTATAAGCCATATCTTTCTCTTTGATTACTGCTGACACTTTATTAATAGAAGACATATTCTTAGATACTATTTTTATGTCATTTATATGAAAGTTTATATTTTTAATGCCTGGTATATTTTTACTAAGTGCGACTAAATCCACTTTATGAGATAAAACTTCTTTAAATAAATCAATACTCTCATAAACCTTTTTAATATCTTTTTTGATACTTAAAACCTCATTGATACGAGATGTATTTTTTAAAACCTCATTAATGCTATCTAGCTCTATATATACTGCTGTAATCTGCTTGAGTGATGAAGATATATTTATTATGCTTGATATATTATCGCTACATTTTATAAGATTATTTATATATGTATTTAGTGTTTGTATTTTGACTATATTAGACTTTAAATTTTTTATATTTTCCATATTATTTGAGATATTAGTAATACTGTCAATATTTTGCAATAAAGATTTTAAAGTAATACTAGTATCATTTACTTGAGGGATTATCTTTTTTATATAGCTACTCCACTCATTCAAACTTTTCCAGCTTTTATCAATCTTATCATTCCACTCTGGGTCTAAAATATTTGGGAACTCTGTAAATTCTTTATCATATATGTCTATCATTATGTGCTACTTTCTATTGTTATTTTTTCATCAAATCCAAGAGCAGATATTAGATTAGCCTCTAATGAAGTTAATGCCCCATATATTGCAAATGAATCTCTTATCTCACCATAAAAATTAATCGAATTAGTCAAAGGAAGCCATACTTTTAGCTGTTGTTTTAATTTTTTAAGTCTTGATATGTTTTTAGTTTTATATTGTGTATAGATTACATTCATAGATAGAGAAAGTGGAACTTCTTTTTTATTAGGGACTAGATTACCATCACTATCTCGTGAAAAATACTCTAAATCAATAAAACTAAAGCTAGGAGCGCTATCTTTACTAATAGTAAGACCTAAAGACACAGCCCTACCGTAGATAATCTGACCCACACTCACTATATTAGACAAATCAGTCATCTTTAAAATCACTCTACCCGATAAGCTCATAGGTAAAGAAATAACAATATGATTTCTATAATCACGAATACCTATCATATATTCTTTAATATCTAAAGGCTCAAGCATATTAAAGCTTTTAGCATAAATTTCTTTATTCTCTTTTACTATTTTCACTTCCAAATTTAAAAAGTTGCAATTTTGTAAAAATACAATATCTCCAAAAGAAGCATCAAAGGAGATATTTATTCCATCTTTTCTTTGGCTTTTAGAATAAATACTATCATCAATACAAGCATATTTATTACTGCTACCTTTAGATAAAAATTTATCAGTATCAAGTTTTGGATTTTTGCTAGAGCTTTCTTTAAGACATATATATATTTTATTCTCAAATACAAATTTATCATCTTTTTTATATTCTTTATCTATCACAAAGCCCATATCATCATTTTCTAAATTACTCTTAAAGCTTTTTTTACTTAAAATTAGTGGCTCTATATACATCATGCTATTTCTTTTCTTGCAAGATACTCTGTATTTCTCATGTTCTTTTGAGATATGATAGCTGTATCTAATAATATTTGCTTAATTTCTTTTAATTCTTGTTCTAATTGTCTTATATCTGCATTATTTGTATCTTTAGTTGATAACGATATTTTGCTAGTAAATCCTCCACCGCTATACCCTCTTAATCTCATTTTTTCTAATTCTCTTGCGATAGACGGCTGTTTATCTATCATCCATTTAGGCATGACCCATTCGCCCTCATGCACATGACCTGCAATTTTATCTACATTAATACCACCTGTATATCCGCCTATATCATATCCAGGCATTCCTAAGGCTTTACCTTGTGCCTTAGATATAACACTAGCTCCATTCCAATATTTTGAACTACTTGAACTTGAACTACTTGAGATTGAGGGATATGAATTAGTAGCACTATTGTAATCACTAGGATAATTGTTTATAGGCTTTTTAGGCTTATTTAATTCATTGAACTTATCGATACTACTTGATAGTTTTAAATTAATCTCATTACTAGCACTTAAAAAAGTAGATATATTAGTAAGAGAAGTATTTATTTTAGATTTTAACTCTGCTTCTTGCACCGTAAAATATTTTTCTATATTTTCTATACCTGTTGCGATGAGTGGTTGTTTATTTAGTAAAATACCCTTAACTTGTCTTAAATACAGTAAGCTATCGTCAGCCTTAATATTACTTTTGGTTTGCAAAGAGTTTAAATCCCCTTGCATATTAATGAATCTCTCTATATATTCATCTTTAGACATATATGCTTTAATATTAGAAAGATATTCTTTAGAATATTTAGAGATATTATCCCCTTGCGTCTTATCTCCATTTTTAAACTTTTTAAGAGCATTAGTATAATTAGAAAAAGAAAGATTAGCTCTTTGCTCTCTATTTAAAATACTCAAAGATTTATCTTGCAATAAGCTTTTAGAATATTGCTTTAATCTTTTAGTATTCTCATTTATACTTTTAAGTGTAGAGCTATAATCACTAAGCATATTATTAAAAGTAGATATTTCTTTTTGTATATATTTATCATCACTTGATTTAATCTTAGCTATTTGACTATATATATCGCTACCTGTATAATGCTCATTATTTAAGCTTCGCATTTGATTATCTATGCTACTATAAGAGCTTTTTAGTGAAAGAATGAAGCTTTTTTCTAATCCTAATTTAGATAAAGCTTTTTTGTATTGTGTATTTATTCCATCAATATATACTTTTGCATTTATAGAGCTACCACTTAATGCTTTTTTTATACTTATTAAATCCCCTTTAAACACTCTTGAAACAGGGTTTAAATCTGTAATAATTTTATTCAAATCTTTTAAAATCTGTGCTTCTTTTTTAAAGCTTTCCCCTAATAATTTAACATCCTTAATAAAGTCAAAGATATTCTCATTTTTCTCTAAAATAACTCCGACATTTTCTTCTAAGTATTTATTTAGTTTTTCTTTATCTTTACCAAAAGATTTAATCTTATCTTCATTTAGTTTATTTAAATTAGGTAAAATTTTATCTAAGCTATTAGCAAATGCTTTAGCATTAGAAACATTAAAACCATTATTACTAAGATTACTTTTAGCTTTAGATATATTTTGTTTAGTATATTTATTATCCCCACTTATATTTTCATAAATACCAATAAAATTATTTTTTATAGCGATTAAATCTTTGGCTTGTTTTAATAAAGACTTAGCATAAGAATCATTTATTAATTGCAGTTCTTTTTTAGATATTTTTAATCTATTTATATTCTCTCTTTCTTGATTAATGAGTTTCATTTGCTCTTTATGATTCATATCTTGCACTTTTTGATATTCATTTTGTGTTTGATAGTGATTGCCATCTTTATCTACTTTAGTCGTAGTGCCAGCTTTTTTTTCTAAGAGTTTATTTAAATCCCTCGCAATAGAATGAGATCCAACTCGTATTCCAAGACCATTATACCTGCCGCCTCTACTTGAAAAAAGATAATTCTTAATATTTGCTTCTCTTTTTATTTGTGATTTTTGGAAATTAATTTGTAGAGCTTTACCCTCTAGTCCTATTTTAGAAAATATATCAGCAGAAGACTCTAATGCTTTGGCACTTTTTTCTAATTCTTTTATTTTATTTAATTCATTTTGATTATCATCTGTATTATTGCTAAACAAACCACTTAAAACACTACCAATGGCCATAGCACCAACGATATAAGGACTAGCACTACTAAGAGCAGAGCCAATCCCCCCACCACTAATGCTAGAAGTAGCATTTTTAACTACATCACTTTCCATTATTTTAGAGCTTAAATCTTTTTGCATTTTAGAGCTTATAATACTACCAAATCCATCGCTAAGAGATTTAAAATTAAACTTCCCATTTAAAGCTTCTTGTATAGAATTATTAAAAACCCCTTTGATATTACTCTTAAGATTTTTTAAATTATCAGCTTTTATTTTCGCTCTTAATTCATATTCTTTATTTAGCTTTTTAAAAGGCTCATCTAAATCCTCAAACATTTCATTATCACTAGCTTGGAAAAAATTATCTTTTCTATAAGAGATAATCTCATCTATTTTATTTTTATCTAAATTTACATACTTTTTTAGAATTTCTTGTTTTTCAAGCTCCCATAATTTTGCTAGATTATTTGTGGCTGTGTAGTATTCTTTGTCTAGTTGTAGTTTATTATCATATGTTTTTTTATTTGTATTAGCCTTAGGCTTAATTTGTTTTTTAGATGGATTTAATTTTTTAGATGGATTTAATTTTTTATCTATGTTTTTTATTTGAGAATAAACTTTTTGTATCTCATGAGTCCACCCTTTTATATTAAGACTAGCAACCTTTTTAGTAATTTTATTATTGCTATTAATTAAGTCATTTGCACTCTTACCCATATGCCTATCAATATTTACCATTTGTTTAATGAGTTGTTCTTTTTTTTCTTTTAACTCTAAATTAGGGTCTTTTTTATATTGAATTCTTTTTTCTAATTTTTTAATTTCTTGATATTTTTTATTTATATCATTAGCTAATCCATTATTTCCAAAAAAGCTACTAGAGAGCTGTTTATCCATATCTTTAGCTTCTTTTTTTAATTCTCGTAGTCTTTTAGTCATATCATTCATTGTACTCAAGCTTTTGGTAGAACTAATTGCAAAATTAAACTTATTTAATGTATTAGTTAAAGAAGACAAGGCATATTTAGAAAAATCAAATAAGCCACTCTCTTTTGATATAGTATCTGCTAAATTACTCCAACTATCTCCCATATTTGAGCTTATACCGTTAAATGTCTTACTCATATTACTCATAGCACCCTTATATTTATCATTAAAAATACCAGATAGAGTAGATTGAATAATTTCAGAATTATTAGAAATGATTTTTTCTTTAGTTTCCCCACTTGAATTAATCCAAGAATATTTAATATTATCGCCTTGTTTAGATGCCCTAATACCAAATTCTTTTAATCTTTCATTTTCTCCTACAATAGCGTCAGCCATAGCCTCAACTGCTTGATTTAAATCTTTCCCCATAGCAGAAGCAGTATCGCCTAATGTCCTAAGCATTCCATTAGTAGGCTCTATTCCATAAGCTTTTAATTTGGTAAAAGAATCTAAAACTTGCTCTACACTGTAAGGTGTGGTAGCCCCAAATTCCTTTACCCAACTAAAGCTTTTTTCTGCCTTACTAGCACTCCCTTCAATAGTAGTTAAAATAGATTTAAATCTTTCAAATGAAGCAGATGTATTTACTAGATTTTTAATTGAAGCTGTGGTAAAATCAAATGCTTGCTTTATAACATATATACCTGCACCTGCATGAGCCATTTGAGAAAGTCTTTTTTGATATTTTACACTTTCTTGATTTGCTCTATTTGTAGATTTAGAAACTTCATTAAGTTCTTTATCTACTACCTGTAAAGCACCTGTTTTTTTATCAACACTTATTATTATTTTTAAGTCATTTTTCATATAATACCTCCATGAAACCTATATTAGTTATTTTCCTATTATTTTGTGTCGCACTCTTAATTAAGAATATGAAAATGCAAAAAGAGTTAAGTGTTTTTTCAATATTACAAACATTATTTATCTGGTTTTTTATTCCACTAACAATTATGATTACAAGTGTTTTCATATTGATTTAATCCCTCATCTCATTAATTATCTTTTTATAAATCCCCAAAACCTCAAATTCATCAAACTCATACTTTTTAGTCCAACTTTTTAAGATATTAAAATCAATCTCAATATCATTCATTCCACTTTTAGCACATAAGCTAAATCCATATACTAAAAGTGATTCTTCATCATCAAGCTCTATTTTTTCTGCTAAAGCATTAAGTAAATAATCATTACTATCATTACCAGAACAAAGATAAGTAATGATATTTTCTACTTTTTTTCTTTCTCATTCTCCAATAATTTTGTAAGCTCTAAACCAAAATCATATATATTTCCATGCTCCATAAGCTCATCAAACATTCTATCTTTATCATCCCCGCTTATAGCCTCTTTAATGGATTTCTCCTTAAAAGATAATAAGGCACTTGTTTTTTTAATCTTTTCTTCTGCTTTGATTTGCTTTTTAATTTGTGCTGTGCTAGGAGCTGTAAAAGTAAAAGACTTTTGTTCTCCACTAGTCCATTTAAAATCAAATTTAATACTTTTTCTTGTTGCAAAGATTATTGTTTTTGGCATTATCTACTCCCAACTTTAGGTGTCTTTTTACCAGTGAGAATAGTGACGCTATCACTACCATTACTTTGACATTTTCCTTCAAAGCTTATAGATTTATAATCATCATCAATTAAAGATAAATCTACATCACTTTTAAGCATCACTTTATGAAATATCACTTCTATTTCATTTTTACCAGTCCCTTTAAATTTAAATTTAAATGTTTTAGAATCAGTAGTTCCTAGCTTAAGAACCTTTTGACCATCTTTATCGCTAGTTGTAGCATTAAATGCTATTTCTAAAACTTCATTAGATAAATCCTCACTCTCAAAAGCCAAAGTATATTCTTTAGATATAATAGCCTCTTCTATTACTTCTTTATATCCGTTATCACTCCAACCAAATATCTCTTTGCTTTCTTGTTTTAATGATAATTTAGCAGATTTTATTAATCCCCATTCTTTATAATCATTATCATCTCGACTGCCTACGGGAGCATAATATAATTTGCCTCCACCTATTAATGTTTTTGCCATTTTCTATTCCTTTTATATTTTTTTATTAATTTTAACCAAGCTCTATCTTGATTATTATTATCATAAGCCACAAAATGCCATGACTTAACAGCACTCATAAATAAAACTCTTCTGTATTTTTTACTCCTGGGATGATATTTTAATGCAAAATTAAAAACTATATCTGCTTTTAAATAACAACCCTTATCGCACAAATAATCATGAATAATACAAGCAGTAATGTAATCAGGATGAAAAGGAGGTAAAAGCCACCAAAAAACCCTAGGCACACTAGCCCCATTAGATATAAATCCTTGCTTGATAATGACATCACCAAATCGAAAACTATTTAAGACCTCATATCCATTTTTAACAGGCTTAATAGATATAATTGGGTATCCATTATTAGCCATTTTTATTTTTCTTTAAAGAGTTCATAACCCCACCACCAAAATAAAAAGCCACTATAGTAATCATAATTAAATCGATATTAAATACTTCAATAATTTTCATTTGCCGTGAGTAATCCATATCCATAAAACTCATAATAAATATAGCAATAAATGACAAGCTAAATAATCCTGCAAAAATTAAAGCTAAATATCTTTGAGCTAATTTAAAAGGCTCATATGCTTTAAGTATTTCTTTTTTCTGTTCTGCTTTTTCTTGATCTGTATAAAAAATATTGTCTATCAAATCTATACTTTTAGATATAGTTCTATCACTTCCAAATATTTTGTTTAAAAAACTCATTTGTTTACTTTAGAAACTATTTCTAATATTTTTTCTTCTAATCGCACAAAAGAATTTAATTTTTTATCAACAGAATCAACTTTTAAGTTTAAAGTTCTAATTTCTTCATTTATTTTATCAACTTTAGAGTCTATGTTATGTATATCTAGCATTTCTTTTAGACTTCCTTTAGCTTCTTTTATTCTTTTCCAAGCAGATGGAAGTAGAACAAAGATAAAAAAAGGAATAGCTATTACGGCATAAACCCAAGCGTCGATTTTATCAGTATTAATTGTCATCTTTTATCCCATCTTGCTTTATTGACTCTTATATCAATATGAGTTCTGCCTATATATCTACCGATACCATATTGATTAGGGTATTTATTTTCTAAATAATCAGCTACATTATCAGGGTTAATGTCTTTTATTTTAAAATCACAAGCAATGCCTAAAATATGTTTAGATTTTAAAGCCCCATCAATGCTACTATTATGTTTAGCACAACGACACCCAGAAGTAATAGTAATAGGCTTATTAAAATGCTCTCTAATATCATCCATTACTGCTACTAATTCAAAATCCACTATGCTAAATCCACATCCACATCCACATTCAAATTCACTTCTTTTAAAGTTTTTCATTTATATTCTCCTGTTATATTAATTTGTAATCTATAAATAAATAAATTATTCTCAAATGAAAATAAATCTATTTTTTCACATTCTACTTTTTCCTCAATCAAACCAGTATCAATTATTTTTTTATAAATATCATCCATCAGATTATAAGCTCCATCATCATTTTTAAGAGTCTTTATAGCAAGATATATAGAAAAGCTAATCTTTATCTTTAATGGAGTTAATTTATTAAGTCCATTAAAGACTAAATAATTACCAGCATTATTAATCACATTCTTAGTATCTAAATCAATTAAATTGTAATCTTTTAGCACTTCTTTAACTAAATTTCTTGCTTGCTTAATCATTTAAAATGACTCTCTTTGTTTGACTTTTATTGCATAACTTTTTTTATTATCTTTAATAGATGGCATTTTATTTAGCTCTTTAATCGCTATCTTGTATAAGCTATCTTGCATATCATTAGGATTATTTCCTATAATAGAAAGAAATCTATACATAGCTATATCTAGATACAAAGCATCAGGTAAAGACTTGTTTGCTACAATAGAATCACTCTCACTTATAGCAGATAATATATCTTCATTTTTTGTATCAGGGTTAGATAACCCTGCATTAACCTTTGTTAGAAGCTTTTGGTATTTTGTTTTCATCTTGTTTATCTTCTAATAGTTTATCTTCTAAGATTAGAACTTTATTTTGTAGGTCTTTAATTGAATCTCTAAGAGAGTCAAACTCTATTTTAAAAGATTCTATTTCTACTTCTTCTATATTTTCATCAGCAGATTTTCTAATCTTTGTAGCTTTGATTCTATTACTCATTATGAACTCCCACTAGACATATAAGCTAATTGCCATAATCCATATCCAGCATTATCTTGAGAATCAACCCCATATCTAAAAGACTTTCTCATGAATACGCTCTCATCATCGATTTTGTCCATAGCAGTAAATTTAATCTTTTTACTTCTTTGTAAAATCAAAGGCTTTAATGGTCGGGTCGTATCAAGTAGATACCAAGCTTTAGGGTCAGCTAAATCATCTATCACAAGATAATCTCCCATATCTTTAGTGATATTGCTCTCCCCATTTGCTAGAAAGTCTTTTTTTAATATCTCTATTGCGGTTTTTTCAAGTTGAGGAGGAACGATTAATAAATTAGGTTTAATTTTTAAGCTTTTTCCACCATCACTTACTATACCTCTCATCTCTTCTCTAGCTTTCATAAAGCTTTGAGGAGTTAATGCTGCAGTTCCTATATTGCTCATAGTAGTTTTACCGACAGGGTGCTTATTACTAAAGAACTTTTGACCATCAAAGCATAAATCATTTTTCTCTAGTAAAGCAAATACAATCTCATCATAATGAGTTCGTGCATCATGTGCCATTTGCTGTATTTGTGGCTTAACGATACCTATTTGGTCATACTCTATGACATCTCGGCTCACTTCTATTGTAAGCTCCCAATCTTTCTTAGTAATGGTGTAGCTATGAGCCTTTAAATCTTTTAAGACTCTATCTCCCACCCATTCTTTCATTTTTGCAAACCCAGCTAAGAACCCATAATCAACTGATATAGTCTTAACATCAATAACAGTAGCTACTTTTTTATAAGAAGTATCAACATTTTTTAATGAATTATTAAATATCCTAGAAAACCCAACACTCATAGCTGTTAATACAGCTTGATTAACCATTGCCATTATATTCCTTCTTCTTCTAAGCCTAATTGGCTATTGATTATTTTTTGTTCATCACTTATGGATTTAGCATTTTCTTGTTTTTGAGGAGTGCTAGTTTTAAGATGCTCTAAATCTTTTTTATTCAGGGATAAAAACTCATCTAAAGATTTATCATTAAGACTAAGTGCAAAATCTTTTTTATTTGGCATCAGCTCGCCTACACTAATGGCACTATCCACTTTGTCATTTTTTAGCTTATCTCTAAGCTCCTCAATCTCATCAGACTGCTCTTTTAATCTCTTTTTTAAAGCCTCTATTTCTGCTTCATACTCGTCATTTTTCATATCTTTATCATCCTTATTATTATTTTCTTTTTTATTAACTAGCTTATCTTTCAATAAGTTAGGCTTATTTACTAGACCTACACTATCTATAAATAAGACATTCATCTTATTATCTACTACATAAGCAGGAGATAGATATTTATAATACTTATTCTTTAAAAGCTTTTGTCCGATTTTGGTCCATTCAATACTCGCATATATGCCATCATCTCGAACCTCTAAAGTATTAAGTTTAATCCACCCACTAGCCTTATCTCCATATTCACTATATCCGTGATTGACATCAATCACTAAGTCAATACCATCTTTAATAGTAGCACTCATTACAGCATTAGCTTTTATATCAAAAGCTCTTTCATCAAATCCTACTACTTCACCGATAGGACTTATTTTGATTTTTTCATTACTTTCCCTTTGAAAATTCAGCTCAAGTAATTGTTTTAAATAATCCATAAAAACCTTTCTTCTCTCTTTTATTCCAATTTAGAAAACTTGCCTCATTTTTAAGACTCTCATTTTTAAGACATTTACTAAACTGTGAGTATATTGACATAAATTTTAAAAGATTATTTTTCATAATATGAAAAAAAATAATAAAAAATATATGCTAATCTAGTCCAAAAAAAAGGCAAACTAATTGAGTAAAAAAAAAGAAATAAGAGATATGTTTATAAAAGGTGTGCCAGTAGCAACTATTTGCACGAGCTTAAATATAGCTAAAGCAACATTTTATTATCATAAAAATAAAGACAAAGCAAAAAACATATCGTGGGATGATAAAAGATATATAAACACCAAAAATATGATAAATTTAGAAAATGACGAAGAAGATTTTATAAATACTCTTTCTTATGAATTTAAAAAAGCCATTACACAAATCAAAGAATTAGAAGACCCAGTCGAAAAGATAGAGATTTTAAGTAAATATGTATCTGCATATTATAAGCTAAAGATACCAGCTAAAAATGACTGCAAAGCAAAGTTTGTAGAAATAGCTACAAAAGTCATATATGGATTATCTAGATTAGCTCTATCTCAAGATAATGAAAAAGTAGTCCAATTTCTAAGTAAAAATACTGAAAACATAATAGAAAGCATAATCGCCAATAGAAGCATTAAATAGTGCATACATTACTAAATACTTGTTTAAAAATAGTTAAACACTCCTTAATGATTTTAAACGACTTTTAAATGCACTTTAAATCAACAAACAATCAAGATATATCAAATCTCAAAAGCTTCTTAGAAAATCTACCAAGATTAAATGACAAAGATAGGGAGAAAAGAATAAAAAAAACTAAAAAAGATTTTTTCTTTTTTATAAAAACATATTTCTCTCATCACATAGATAATAGTAAAAAAGAAACAAGCATATTTAGGGATTTTATTCATAAAAACATAGAGTCATTAACATCAAAGCATAAAGTCTTACTTTTTACAGCATATAGGGGGGGAGCTAAAAGCACAACCATAGCAAAACTATATCCATTATGGCAAATGATAAAAAAGAATAGAAGATATATCATACAGATAAGTTCAACAGATACATTATCTAAGATGCTATTAGAATTTATAAGCGAGGAGCTATCCAGTAATTCAAGCTTAAAGAGTGATTTTAATATAGAAGTCAAAAAAGATATAGCAGGTGCTGTTGTAGCAGATATAGATAATTTTCTTTTAAAATTTGAATGTTATGGGGCAGGTGCAAAAATAAGAGGTATTACCTTTATTAGTTATAGACCAGATTTAATTATCGTAGATGATATAGAAAATGATGAGAATGTGGAAGTAAAAGCACAAAGAGATAAGCTTCATAAGTGGTATAAAAAAGCTATTAAAAAATTAGTAAGTAGATTAAACCCTAATTACAATATCATAATCATAGGCACAATACTTCATCATGATAGTGTCCTAGCAAGATTATCTAAATCCCCTAATATATATTATAAAGATTTCCCATTAGTTTTAGATTTTAAAACTTATAAATTAGATGATAGTAGAATTGATAAAAAAGAAGTCCAAGCAGAATTTGAAGAAGACTATGAAAGCTGTATGCAAGAGTATCAAAACACTCCCCTATCACAAGAAAACTTATTATTTAATGGATACGAAGTAGTAGAAGTTATGCCAAAATGCGACTTTTATTCCATAGGAATAGATCCAAGCTTAGGTAAAAAAACAAGTGATTATTTTGCAATTAGTATCATCGGTCATCTACAAGAAACAAAAAAGTTCTACCTTTTATCACTAGGGTTTAAAAAAGAAGCTATTAAAATGATAAGTGAGATATTAAAAATATATATTTCTTATAGTGCCATAGCAAGGTGTATTATATCGGTAGAAACAGTAGCATTTCAGAAATTCTACAAAGATGTATTAAAAGATAAAGCAAATGAATTAGGCATTCATCCTGTTATAAAAGAGATAAATAATAGAATAAATAAAGAGCTTAGAATACAAACCCTCTCCCCTCCCATAGTCGAAAAAGATATTTTAATAGTAAAAGCAAGCACTCTTTTAATAGAAGAGCTTGATACATATCCTAAAAGTCCTCATGATGACTTGCTAGATAGTGCGGAGATGGCATATCGTGGATTTAGCTTTGGGACTGTGAATTATGCTTTGATAAATAAAGCTATGAAAAGAAAAAGAAAACAATTTTTAAAACTAAAGGATACATTTTGTTAGAAGGGATATTTAATAAGCTCAAAAGCTTAAAAACAAAAAGAATTACAATAAAAAGAAGTGATAAGCATCAAGATATTACAGGGCTAAGCCCAACAGTAATAAAGCAAATTCTACTTAATGATGATATAAATACATTACTTCCATTATACCACTTGATGGTAGAGAGAGATTTACATTTAGCAAGCGAGATAAATAAAAGAAAAGTATCTTTTGTATCATTGCCTTACAGGATAGAATGCGAAGATGAGAATATAAAAAACTTTATTTCTTTATGGTGCGAAGATATTAATATTCATTCTTTATTGATGGAATTAGGCTCATCTTTGGTTTATGGATTTTGTGCTATTGACTTTATATGGGGAAGCAATAAGATTGAAGGTAAAGATTATTTCACACCTATATCGTATTCAAATCTAAATCAAAGATTTATCTATGGAGATAATGAAATAGAAGATTTAAAAGATGAAATAGATTATCTTTTCATTAATCAAAACAGCGAGAAACTATTTTTAAAAGATATAGATACAAGAAAGGTGCTTACACATTTTCATAAAATAGATACAGGAAATATAACAGATTATTCGATACTTAAAAAAGTAGCATGGTTTATAGCCCTAAAGCATATGATTATATCTCATAATATGAATTACTACGATACTCTATCAGTTCCACCTCTCATAATTAAGACAAATAAAAGCGATGATGAAGAGGCTTTAAATGAAATAATGAGTCAAGCATTATCGCTTAGGTCAAATTCAGTAGCCATATTTGGAGAAAATGATGCAGTAGAGCTACTAAGTGGTAAATCAAGTAATATAGATTTTTTATCTTTTATAGATAAAATTGATTCTCAAATATCCACTTTTATAAATGGTAGTAATCTAAGTGATACTAAGGGCAAAGGCTCTTATGCCTTAGGCAAAGTCCAACAAGATATAGGAGAGATATATACCAGATTTGATAGTGTTCTAATATCAAACACCATGACAAAATTCATAAGGCTAGTAGTAGATATAAATTTTTCAAATCCTAAGCCTATAAAGTGGAGTATCAAAAAAGAGCAGACAAAGGACCTTGAGCTTTTAAGTAAAGTATATAAAAACATACACGACATGGGATATAATATACCTATTCCACATATAGAAGACATATTTAACATTAAAGATATTAAACGAGAAACAACCCCATCAAAAGAAGATAATGGTAAAAATAAACAATTAAATAAAAAAACATGGAGTAAGAATTTAGACCATATAGATGACGAGCTCGATACTTTATATCCAAGTTTAAAGCCTATTGAAACCAATATTAAACACCATTTAATGAGTATTTTAAAACAAGCAAATAATTATGATGAAGCTTTAGATTTAATATCTAAGAATTATCAATCAAATGATTTGTCCGAGCTTGAAAAAGCTCTTTCTCAAGTCATACAAAATAGTGAAATGATAGGCTTATCAGATGATTAATATAGGGTTTAACACACCCCCAAAAGACGCTTATGAGTATTTAATGGCAAAAAAACCAAAATTAAATATAAGTGAGCAAGAGTTAATCACTTCAGCAAAACATAAAGCTTTCACAATTAGCAAGATAGCAAATATGGATATATTAAAAGATATTCAAAACTCTATTATCTCAAGTATAAAAAATGGAGATGCATTTAATAAATGGAAGAAAAATATAGGAGCTACTCTAAAAAGTAAAGGATGGGATGGTGCAGACATCATAAACTACGATACAGGAGAAGTAGTAGGACATATGACCTCTCATAGATTAAAAACAATCTTTATGACAAATGCAAGGACAGCTTATAGTGTAGGAAGATATAAGGCTATGATGCAACTTGAACAAAGTGTGTATTGGAGATATGTAGGAATACTAGATACAAAAATAAGAAGCTCTCATGCAAAGCAACACGGCATAATAAAGCACCGAGATGATGAATTTTGGAAAAGCCACTATCCGCCTAATGCTTATAATTGCAGATGTAAAGTTCAAGCTTTTAGTAAAGATGCCCTTAATGATAGAGGATGGATCATAAGTGATAAAAAAATAGAGCCATTTGTAGATAAGAGTTTTGATTATGACTTAGGTTTATTTCATAAAGAAGAGCTTGAAGCATATTATTATAAAAAAGCATTAAAGTATCACAATGATTGTAAAAAGCAAAATAACTCAAAAAAAGATAATTGCTTAGGAAGAATAGCATTCAAACAAGCTATCAAAGACATAGATAAAAACCAAAATCTTGATAAAAAATTCTCTAGTTTTATAGATAAAATAAACAAAGATATAAAACATAAACAAAACAAAATAGTAGTAGCAATAGTCAATATAGAGGTGTTTGATTATTATTTGAATAAAACAAATAATCAAATAGAAAAACCCCATATTTACTTTGATAAAAAAAGCTTTACTCATATGAAAAGAGAATTAAAGCAAGATAAGGGCATAGCTCTTAATATAGATGAGATTAAAAATATACCTATGATGATAAAAAATCCTGATATGGTGCTATGGGACAATAAAGAAAATGCCATACTTTATATATACAAAGCAATAAATAAAGCTAATAAAATCGTATTAAAGATAAATTATGCGATGAAAGATAAGAATACATACAACTATCTTAGAACTACAAGCAAGCAAGCAGACAAAGACATACAAGCATTAATTAAAGGTGGAGTATATGAGATTATTAAGTAAAAAGATGAGAGAGTTATCGACTACTCTATGTTTACATATAAAAATATGCTTGTTCTACCAAACTTGAACTACTCATCTTTATGTGATTATATCAAAATTTAAATAAATAAAGGATAAATAATAGCAGTCCAAATAACAGGCTTAGAAAATATAATAAAAAAGCTAAATCACATACATCAAACTACAAACAATATGCAACCAATATTCCAAGAAATAGGAAATATGATAAAAAATGAAATAGAGCATAATTTTGAAAAAGAAAGCACAAGCGATGGGAAGAAGTGGAGCGACACTAAAAATAATAAAAGAGCTAGAGGCGGTAAGGTATTAGTAGATAATTCTATTCTAAATACAAGCTTTACCTATATAGCAAATAATAACGGTGTAGAAGTAGGCACAAATCTAATATATGCACGGGTTCATAATTTTGGAGGAAAAGCAGGAAGAGGTGCAAAAGTAATCATTCCCAAAAGAAGCTTCTTGCCTCTTGACGATAATAATGAATTAAATGATAGAGTTTCTAGGGAGATTATGGGGTATTTATTTAAAAAGGTGGGAATTTAAGTCTTATTACAGTGTTTATTAAATAATTCTTCCATACACGAGGCATTATCGCATTTTTCACTTTTTGCAATTTTCCAAAAATTAGGCAAATCTATACTTTTATCTCTTTTTTTTCTTAGCCAGTAATTATTAATAAATTTA